ACGAAAGGGTATACAATGAATACATTAAGCGAAACAGATAATCAAGAGCTACCGGTGGAAGTGTTGAATGTAGACGTACATAATAGGGCATTATTTATGTTCTTATCCATGTTGAAATGTTCACCAATGGGAAACTATAAACTTAGAGAGAATGCATATGTGGCTAGGGAGTCAGTGCATCAAGAAACTAGATACTTTGATGCAGTCTGGTATAATCCTAAAGATGAATGGGATCAGCTCCTTATTGAGATGAAGACAAGAAAAGTAGGAGAGCATGAGGTGGGGCATGTAGACAGAATTATTAAAGATGTAATGTCTAAGATAAGTGGTCTTTTAGACCTCAAGCAGGCCCCATATGTAGTGCCTATAGTTATATATAAGAAAGAGCATAGGTCATTCAATGGATTATGGGGGGCTGATATGCTGATGATGTGGGGAGGAAAGAATGGTCACTGTAACGGCTCGGTCTTTTCTCTTGCCCAGTGGTCTTCAATCTTAAGACAAGTGCATGACGTTGATGATCTCATATTGACATTAGCACAAATAGACCAACGGCAAGAGGCTTGCGAATGTGAGCAAGATGATATTTCTTATTCTATTCAAAATGAGGATCAACAGATAAATGTAAAATGGGGTGATGGTAGTCAGCCAGCAAGAGAAGAAAGGCGATTTAGTTTAGCGGCTATAGGTTACATGGTGATGCACGCTTTACTCAAGATAAATGATCAACTAGTTACAGTTGAGGAGATTTCAGAACGAGTTAAAAAAATCTCACATCCCCCCATACATAAAAACTTAAGACATCCATCATGGTGGAAAGAATCTCTACCCAAGATGATAAGAGATGACTTAATCAAGATGGTCGCAGTAAATGATTTAGATGCTTTTGAAGTAACTAAAGATAACATTATAAAGGATGAGAACTCTCGAACTTTTTTCAACTTTAAGATAGAAGACTATCAGCTTCTAATAGAGTCAAAACAAATGAGTGATGAGGAATTAGAGTGTTTAAAAATACCATCATCGCAGTATGAGTTAATCCGAGAGGAAGGCGAGAGGCTAAATGATTCTGAATGAGCTACAGCTATCTATCATCCAAGGGATAGCTAACAAGGATAAGATCATAGCGGCTCGCTGCGGGTGGGGCAGTGGAAAGACTTCGTCGCTAGTCTTCTCTATGTTATTCATTAGCAAGATAAGACCCGGACGATCTAGCTTGATGGTCACAGATACGACTCCAAGATATAACAGTGTACTTATGCCAGAAATGGAGAAGTGGCTAATACCACTTGGTTGGACTTATAACCATGGTAATAAGTTATGGACTGACACTCATACAGGGTCGACCGTATGGTGTAGATCTTATTATCGACCAGGTACTAGAGATGCTACACATAATCCTTTGGAGGGTTTAAATGTAACTAGTGGGGTTTGCTTAATTGATGAATGCCAAACCCTTACTAGTGAAGTCGCTCATAAAGCATTAGGACGTTTAAGAAGTGGACCTAGTCCCATCATGATATTAGTAGGTCTTCCTGTGATCGACGCGTGGTGGTGCAAGTTAGCTGAAGTAGCAAACTGTCAGCCGCTCTTCTTCTCATCATATGTCAATCAAGATAATCTAAGCGACGAATGGTTTGAAGCAACAAAGCTCCTACCTCCCGACGAGAGGGAGGCTATGGTCATGAATCGACCTAAGCCTCCAAGTGGTTTGGTCTATGGAGAGTTTAGTCCAGATAGGCATATCATTGATGACTTTGTTTATCATCCTTCAATGACTGGACGTATCTCTATCGATTGGGGATTTAGGAAGCCATCAGTATTAATAATTGTTTATGATGAAGAGCGAGAGGCTAGTGTGATAATACATGAGATCAATCCCAAAGAGGTAACAATAGAGCAGCTTAGTCAAATGATTCTCAGTATAGCTTGGCCAAGGTCAATACAATCAAGCGCACCATCTGCGAGAATATGGCTTGATACCGGAGTGGCAGACAAAGCAGGTAAAGCAAGGAGTGATCATACAGGACTCTCAGCGTTTAGAGTAATTAGGTCTCAGCCGGATCAGGGTGGCATTGGTCTTCCTTTGAGGTCGACCACGGATCCAGTCAGAATTGATATACTTAATGGAGTGCAAAGACTTAAACGTGCTTTCAACTCTAATAAGTATTTGATTACTCGCAAGGTGTGGGAACGTGGCGAGCGAGTATCTGGTAACTCATTACGTAAAGCATTACTAAGTTACGCGTGGGATAAGAAAGAGCAGCCTAAAAAAGATGGGCGAGAGGATCCTCTAGATGCTTTAAGATATGATTGTATCTTCCATCATTGGACAGATTCAAATAGAACATATCAAAAGAATTCAAGCGCGGCGAGGGGTCGTAAGGTTAAAGTAGGATCATCAAAGAGAAGGGATTTTTAATGAAGCAAAGTACAGTCAACACTATTGTATTATTATCAAAGCATCTAATCACAGATCCAGCAAAGCGTTGTACTCTTGAAGAGTGTCTTGACTCGATTAGATTATTTAATGAAGTCGTAAGCACACTCATAGAAAGTGAAGAGCAGAGTATTAATGATGAAGATTAATAGTTATCAAAAATATAACATTTGACAAATAGTAGTATCAAAATGATAATATACCCACGCGAGATAAAAACTTGTGGGGTCAACAATGGATCAAAGTACACGCAAGCCTAAACACTTAAGGGCATTTAATCCTAGATTTAAGACCCTAGGCATTACCGGAACACAGTTATCCGGTGGCACAATTACAGGCTATGAACAGAACGCACAGCTTACAGGATTGTCTTGGGTAAAAGCTGCTGAGGAGATGCTAAGAACTGATCCTGTGGTAAGAAGGTCTTGGCATATGTTAAGACAAACATTACTGTCGGCGACTTGGAGATTTGAAGCAGGTCTTGAAGGTGATCCACTGAGTGAAGAGCTAGCACGTTACTCTAATGAGGCTTTTGGCTTCGATGGCAATAGTGGACAAATGTCTATTAGCTGGGAGGAACAGCTAGGGTATTTATTCGAGTATGTAACGATCGGCTATAGATATGCAGAAGAAGTATATAAGATCGGTTGTGATTCACAGGGTAATGTTAAAGTCTTTCTAGATTACTTTGCAGACAGAGAACCCTCAGCGCATAATGAATGGCTGTCTAGAGATGGTCAACACTTGGACGGTATAGTTCAAAATACTATAGGCATCGGTAAGACTCCAAGACCAATACCGGCTAACAAACTTTTATTATTAACATTAAATAGGACTGGCTCTAATTTTGAAGGTATCGGAATGCTCCGACCTGTTTGGTGGTGGTGGAAAACAAAGCAGAGAGTTGCTAATCTAATGTGCGTCGGTGTGGATCGATGGGCAATACCAACGCCCAAAGTAATAGTAGACAGAGCGCAAGCGGAACTACAAGGATTAACAGATGGAGATATCGACGCAATGGTTAATGAGGCTGAGGCACAAGCCCAAGCCTTCTTAGCTACAGAGCAACAATATCTAGTAGAGAATGCGGCGGTTAAGTTTGACTCCTACTCGACTACTCCATATTTATATTCCCAAGGTCCTTTAGATATTATCAAAGAATGTGATAATCAAATTAGTCAAGCTTTCCTAGCTCAGTTTGCTAACTTAGGGATAAGTGATACTGGCTCCCGGTCAGTAGGTGAAATCCACTTATCAGTCTTTAGAAGAGCAGCTATTAATCTATGTGACGTTGTAGCTAGCCAAGTCAGTGGACCGGACCGCCGTGGTGGTGGAACTATTGGAAGACTGATAAGGTTTAATTATGGAGCCGTTGATACTGGCAAGCTACCACGCCTCACTCATTCCGGACTTGATACTGATGACTTAGCTCAATCCATGGGAATGCTAGGGCCTCTTGTTCAATTTGGTTTACTGACTCCAGATGATGAACTTGAGCGAGCTATTAGAGAAAGACTAGGAGCCGGCGACTTACCAGAAGATGCTCATAGATCTTCACTAGAAAGAACTGCCAATGCTTCCGGATCCGGTGGAGCCGCTGTCCTTGCTGAGCAACTCATTAAGAGGAGGCGTAAAGATGGCAAGTAAAAAGATTAAGCGTAGAAAGCAAAAGGCTTATGTAACTAATACAATCTTATCTATTCCAGATAAGTACTCGCACATTGATTTCACACCACCGAAAAAAGCCAGTGAAGCCGCGGAGCGATCTTTAAGAAGACGATCACAGAAGCCACCAAGTCAAAGAGGGATGACACCAGTAGGACTTGCTCGTGCGAGAGACTTAATCAATAGAAAACAAATGTCACCTAAAACAGTCAAGCGCATGCTAGCTTACTTCACACGTCATGAGATCGATAAACAGGGATCAACATGGGACGACTATGGTAAAGGCCGTCAAGCGTGGGACGGATGGGGTGGAGATGCTGGCTTTGCCTTTGCTAGAAAAGTCGTTAAACAAATGAATACAGCAGATGAAAAAACTAATAAGCTAAGAGCTTACGGAGAAGCAATCCAATTAAATGCATCTAATGACTACGAGGTTCCGGAGGGTTTGACAGTTGGTCAATCCTTTAAGACATTATCGTTAGGTCAGGTATCATCTAGAATGAGCGGCGATCAAATTGGTAAGACAATAGATCAAGACTTATTGAATGAACTTGTAAGAGTATTTAATGAACGCAAAATTAATGATCCAGTAATCATTGATTGGCAGCATGCTACATCTCCTTTCCAAGGAGGTACACCGGCCCCACCTGATACAGGAATGGCGCTTGGTATGATCATAGATCTTGAAGTGAAGAGCGACGGTCTTTATGCAATCCCTGCTTATAACGAGGAGGGATTGAAGGTCGTCGAAAAGTCTGGAGGAATCCTTTGGAGTTCACCAGAATATATTCACGGTGAGATATTTACTAGAGATGGAGGGGACAAAGTCGGAGATGCTCAACTGCTAGCGATTACTCTTACTCCTCGCCCAGCTCAATCCCATAACAAAATAGACAGAGTCACTTTATCCGAGGAGATAATTATGGATGATCAAGTCAAAGAGTTAACAGCTAAGCTTGAGGCAAGTGATGAACTTGTTAAAGAGCTACAAGCTAAACTAGAAGAGATGAAGTCTGAGCAAGACGCCGTCATGAGTACAGAGTACAAAGATGATGAGAAGCTTGCTGAGTCTGATGACAATGAAAAGCAAGCTGAGTCTGATGACAATGAAAAGCAAGCTGAGTCTGATGATGAAAAAGACAAAGACAAAGTTAAAATGTCTGAGTCATTCTCTAAAGATATATCATTGCTTTCTGAAGTGCAGTCATTGCGCGAATCAGTAAAGAAGCTAGAAGCTGAAAACACTAAGATTAAATGTGATGAGGCTGTCAGCGCTTTATTGCGTGAAGGTAAGATCAGCGTAGCAGAAAAAGACGTTGCATCTAAAGCATGGAACATTAAAGGACTTCAACCGGAGTTCTGGTCAATGTTTAGCGAGCGTCAAGCTAATACAAGCGTACCTCTTCAAGAGGTGGGACATGGTGCAAGCGGTCAAGATATCAGCAAAAAGACACTTGATTTAAAAGTGCGTTCTTTAGCTGAAGAGAAATCAATTAATTATAGTGACGCTCTAAACTTATTTAGAGAACAAAATCCAGACTTTTATCGTCAAGCTTTCGGAGGATAATCATGGCTAATACAAAAATCATAAAATCATATATTGCGGCAAGTACTATTACTGAATTCGCTTTAGTCTCAGTTGATGTTAACGGAAAGATCGCTGTGACCTCAGCAGGCAATGACGTTACTTGCATCGGTGTAGCTCAAAGAGCTGCGGCGGCTGGTGACTCAGTTGATGTTGTAACGTTTGGCGAAACTAGAGTTATTGCAGGCGGAGCTATTGCACCAGCTACAGAACCTCGCCTCTCTGCTCATACTGGCGGAACAGTAACAGCGGCTTCGGCGACTCGTTACCCAGTAGCTCGCATACTTCCAAATATCAATCAAGTCTCAGCGGCTACAAACGATCAAATATTAGTATTGTTTACAGGCCCAACAGTAATTCACGCTTAGGAGTAAATCATGGCAAGTTCATATAGTAATATACATCCAGTAGATCAGATCTTAACTAGCTTAATGAGCGACGTGGTCCCCAGCGACAGTCAACTTATTGCTAATGATATTCTAGAGAATGTCAACATTCCAGAAAGAAGTGGAACTTTTCTTTTAGAGAATAGCCGTAACTTTATGGGAGCTGGCGTTGGTCTAGATTTAGAGCGTGCACCAGGTGCAGGTCGTGCTAATATTGGATCATTTGATAGAAGTAGTTTAACATTTAAAGCATTGATCTACTCAGCACAAGACTCCATCGCCATGGAAGACATTATTGATAGTCAATATCCTGGCGGTGAAGAGGCTCGTATTGCTAGAAAAGTAAGACGTGCAATGATGCTCTCTAAAGAAAAGCGAGCGGCTGACTTGTTATTTGATACAGGCTCATTCTCAAACGATACATGTACTAACGTCATGGGTGGTAAAGTTGATGCGGCTGGCACTGATGGCTTAACAGGTCTTGATAAATTAAAAGATCTTATCTTTGCTCAAGCCCACGGTATCAATCCAGATACTCTTATCTTTGGCCGTGGTGTATTCCGCGCCTTAGCACGTAATCCAGAAGTGCGTGGATATGCTGGTACAGCAAGCGCGGGCCTTGCCACTGGTAACATGATCTTAACTGATGAAGCAACAAAGCAAGTATTGCGAGACGTTCTAGGCATCCCCCATATTCATGTGGGAGAAGCTAGACGAGAGACAGCAGTACCAGGCGCGACCTCTAGCGAGTCTCAGATCTGGAATACAGAATCAATCTTTTGTGGTATCCTTAAAGGCTCTGATGCGATTGTACAAAAAAGCGGCAACGTTAAAGGCATGCCAGTAGCTGCTCTTAACTTCTCATTCGGTGGAATGGTTGCTGGTCAATATGATTCTTTAGATGCAACTCGTCGTTATGTTTACGCTGAAGAAGTGCAACAATATAAAGCAATCGACTCTACACTTGGTTACATCTTGACTGACTGTCTAGTGTAAGCAAAGGTTCAACATGTGCGATACTCCATCTATAATATTATTATCGGAAGATGCTGACCAAAAGGCGATTGATGATTTATCAAGACAGCTTAAGCAGCAATCTGGAGAGATCGCACAGTTAACCAAAGCTAAGATTAAAGAATTAAAAACTTTAGTTAAAGCAGAAAAATCTATGAAAGCGATTCTTGTAAAATCAAGAAGCCGATTTTTAAAAACACTAGGAGACGCTGTTAAAGTAACAGATCCTCTTAGCTT